TACGACAGCTTTTAGATGAAGGAAATGCAGGATGGGCTAAATTTAAATCCAACTGGTATGATCAAAATGAAAGAGCAATCATGCCCAAGTGGATGAGTTGGGGAGATAGAAGTTTTGGTCCTGCAACCAGAGATGAACCTCTTGGTATACGGTATGGAAGAACACCAGACACTTGGTTTGATGTGAAAAAGATAGGGGCAATGGACCCACAAGTAGAGGGATTTGAATTTTACAAATCTTTACGACGAACTTTAGGAAGGGAAGTTGTAAATACTGATGGGTCAATTGAGTATGCTCTTGTAGAAGGTGAAAGCACAACTATTGCTCTTGAAAAAATAGTAAAAACTGCTATAGCAGATTACGTTATTTCTAATAGAATCAACATGTCACCAGATCAGTTAGCCAAAGTAGCAACTAATATGAACGCTACGTTTACTATGAAAGGTGCTGATGGAAAAATAAAACCCCTGTTGGACATAGAATCTGTGATAGATGATGCCATAGGTTACAGTAGAAAATCTGTGGGGGATCAGGCATATGAAGCAGCTAACGCCACTGCACGAAACAATATCGAAACTGCAATTGAAAAAGCAATAGAACCTGCTGAAAAAGCTTTACGAGAAAAACAGTTAGCAATAAGTGTTCTGGAGAGATTTACCGGACAGAAACTAAAAGATGATCAGATAGCTGATGCGTTGGTTTCTGGTGGTGCTTTAGAACTAGAAAAACTTAGAACTCAATTGAAATCTGCGAGTAAAGGCAAGTTCTCCGATGAACAAATTGATAAGATACTTGCAGATATATATGTAGACTCTATGGAACAAAGAGTTTTCTACAACACAAACAGAAGCATACAAACTGCAGAGGGAGATAGCATAGGCAGAGAACTCATAAACGTAGATGAAATCGAACGTATGCTTGGTGTAAACGATAAAGAAAAAGCTCCCATAATACGTAAATTGATTGGAGAAAGAAGATACAGAGTTTGGCAAGCAATGAGTGATCTTATGACTTCACGAGAAAATCATTACAAAAAATCTGATTTTGAAGTGACAGGAGTTCCAAGATCGTTTGCTATGGAGTCGTATATAAGTAGGTTGTACGCTCTCAACAGAGGTGTTATAAGCACAAAGTATGTGGTGGCAGAAGCAACCCTCATGGCGTTTAGAAGTAGAAGATTCAGAACTGCATCCGAAATATTGAAAGACCCTGCGTTGGGAGAAATGTTTATAGAGATGGTTCGTTCCGGCAAACCTTTTTCTCCAAACATGAACCAAAGCGATCAATTCATATCTGCCCTAACAGTAGCTTTTGCCAAAACAGCAAACCAAATAGGAAACCCAGAACCCAAAACTATGTACGATCAATATGGTAGAGAGTTCAAAATTTTACGCGACGTAAATTCAAGCAATATAATAAAAACGGGTAGAGATGTGTCATTTGATATAGAAGCTCTAAAAGAAATAAGTGCAAAGAGAGGATTCAATAACGTACAGGAGTTTATTGAAAAAGAAAACATAACCAGAATGGAAGATGGTAGATATTACGGAGTTCCAATACCTCAATTCCCAGAAATACAGAGGGCACAACAACAAAACTTTGCAACCGAAAGCGGCCCACTTACTGGTGCGCCTTTTCTTAAATCGCCATTAGGCACTGCTCAATAGAGGATGATGAAATGAAACAATACAACAATGGTCCACGTAAAACCATGTCATACGGGGGTATGCCAATGCGTAAACCCATGATGAAGGGTGGAAAAGTAAAAAAGATGCAAGCAGGGGGAAAGGCAAAGAAAAAGGCATCCCCTATAATGCCAGCAACTCCTATGACAGCCGCTAGTCAGAGAACACCTATGGCAATGGGTGGCATGTCTGCTACACAACAGCAGCAGAACATGCAGCAGAATATGATGCCAACCAATATGACATCTGGACAGATGAATCAAATGCAGACTGACATGATGCAGTCACCGAAGTTGCGGATGGCACCGGGAGGAACTGCATTTGGTATGTTAAGTGTAAAAGCGGGAGTGGATAACAATCCTAATCCAACTCAAGCAGATCGTATAGTTGGAGCAAAAAAGAACAAGCGTAAATCTTAAATATACCTGCTCGACTTGTCCATCATTTCATCTCCCATAGACTGCAAGTAACGCAAAAGGGATGCTACAGAGTGTGAACCTTCGTACTCCGGCATCCCTTTGTTCATGGTGGATTCAAATTCTTCAGGTGGCACACCATCCCATATCAGTTCAACGTTTCCGTCCTGATTCAAGTATGCTGTAAATTGAAATAGATTAGCCTTGTGCTTCTTTGACACTATCTAGCTCCTGTATGGCTAGGTTGTAACAGTCAGCTTTGAAAACAAAGCCGTTGGCAGGGTCAACATCCCCTGTCCTGTATCGTGTCGCTTTTTTGTAAAACTCTGGCTTGGTTATCTCGCCAAGTATCCACGCTTTACTGTGGTCGGTAAGTATGCGAACAAACACGTAACTGTCGCAATCCTGTTTGGTTCCGTGTGCTGCAACAGAACAATCGTAGTTTGGTGCTGGCTTGGTATTGCACCGCTTGGTCTTCACGTCAACACGTCGGTTTCCTACCACCAGATCAAAGTCCTTACTATTAGCTTCTGTGCCGCCCGTGTAGTCCTCTACAACGATCTCGCCTATAGCACCCACCACATTAGATAGACTGCCCGTTATGCTGCCCTGTAGATTGCCTACAGTGGCAGCTTTCTTTTTGGCACGGGCAATAATCTCAGGTGTTATCTTTATCTGTATCATCGTCATGTTCTTTATGATCTTCATGTTCATGGTTGGGATAATAGACCTCAACCCACGACTTACATTTGGGACACTCTAAACAACTAAGTACAGTGTATCGGTTGTCCGATAGTTCGTCTACATCGTGGTCCCCAACCCACCTTAACTCTGTGTTACAGTGCCAACACTTCATGCCGCATTCAAGTCCACTACTTCACAGACACCAGCAGTACAAGCAAGCTCTCGTGATCCGCTTGTATTATCTTCTTTCTCAAACTCTGTAAGTTTGTTCCAGTCGATTCTAATATGGCTGTATGTCTGCTGCCAATCATAATAGTCATCAGGTTCAATATCTTGATATGGTGCCTGTTGATATGTGTGATCACTGTGTGGCAAGAAAGAAACACCAGATGCGACATCGAAGTTTTCATATACCCACGCACCAACTTCCATCCACTCATGTTCCTTCACAGTCACTGTGATAGATGGCTTGTGTTCACACCAGTGTATGGCGTAGGTTTTCCACAATTCTAACTGTTGTATAGCTGTCATCTGTGTGCGTGTTACTGCACCATCTGGTGATCTCATGGCAAACGAAAACACTGTGACACTGTCCGGCTTCATCATATCCCTCTCATTGTGCACACCTTCTTCAATCAAGAACTGTGTCAACGGATCTTTGTTGTCACCACGAACCGTGCGGATGTAGTAATCATTGTGCCGTGCATGAATGCCACTAGCTGCGTCCACGAGTTGAGATACAGTACCCGACGGCTTTACACAGGTGATTGCTGCACTCTGAGGTATTCCAAGCATGTTCGCAAAATTCTTGTTTGTGTCCACCGCTTCTTGACGCATTTCTTCTAACCAACGCTTGCTGTCTACGTTTTTTGAAAGCACGTGATGATCCATGATACCAGTCAAGGATACGCCCAACAAACGTTCTTCTTCTGTGTTGTCCTTCCATACTTTCCTCAAGTATTTGAAATCTGTAAGAGTTGATTGCAAGGTACCCAAGATAGTCGCAATACGGACCTTTCTCTTTAAGCTATCCAGCGTGTCGGTTTCACGAACTACAACCTCTGACAAGTTACAGAACTGATAGCCACGTAGGATGATTTCTGAACATGGATTTGTACCCCACATATGACCTGTTTCACGTCGCCCGTTACGAGCAACCTGCTTGTCTGCAGCCTCACGGTTAAACATACCACGTTCGCCTGACTTGCTGTCATACAGCGCAAGCCACTCACGCATGAACGTGCCCATCTCCGGCTTTGACTTGTAGGCAACAGAGTTATTAGCCAATGCACGTTGTGGCTCTGTCTCCCACCACTGCCCTGACTTAGCGTGTGCCATCTGATCATCATTTAGATTAGATAAGCTAATCAAAGCAGAACGACGAACACCACCGACAACTACAACCTCACCAATCTTACACATGATGTCATGGCACTCTATTGGAAACAAACGTCTGCCGCTTGCTTTCTTGAATACCTTAACTACGAAATCAAACAAATCAAGCAACGGCTGTGGTCCACTTGCACGACCACCCATAATTTTTAACTTTGCACCAGCTTCACGTATTTCAGACACGTCCCAGCTTGGCACCTGCCCCGCGTACAATAGTGCAATCAACTCACGTAAAGACTTCGCCCATCCCGGCTTACTATCTGCCACCTTTATAACAATATCTGACTTATCGAAATTGTCTGAAACAACAGGCAGTTTATCTACGTTCTCACGCTCCACACTGAAACCAACGCCCGTGCCACACATAAGAATGTACATGCACTCATCAAACGCACGAGGATTATCAACAGGAATGTAACTACAGTTGTAACCACAGATATTATCACGTGACAAAGCTGGACCCGCTGTCATCATGGCTCTCATACTTGGCATAACATCCAAGCTAAGTATGCTATCCCGTAGCTCGTTCACTGTCTTATCATCCAGTTTTATATTGTGTTTCATCAACACTTGATCCTGCATAAAGCCAATGTATCTGTCTACAGTTTCATCCCAGTTCTCTCTGCGTTGTTCATCATCGATCCACCGTGCATACCGTGACTTATGAATGAACTGTTGATATGGTGTTGGTAACATGTTGCTCATGTTTTATCTCCCTTTG